ACATTCTTATAGTATAGATAAAAGTTATTTAGTAACCAAACTTTAATTTAAAAGTGTATCGACTATTCCGTAAGGAAGTAAGACAACTATTAACACGTTGTTTGAAGCGCCATACAATTTAAAGCATAGTGCTAAGAACTCCCCGAACCTTTAGGTTTGTGGAATGAATTGGCACATAAATAGTAGGCTAGGAACTAGCCAAACTTATACGCTTGTGGACTTGATGGGAAAACTACCTATAAGGTGTGACAATAACTGTTGAGGAAGAAACAAGAAGCTTCAAACCTTCAGGTTTGTGAGCAGTTCACAATATAAATTGAAGAGATAGTCAGTACATATAGAAATATATGAGTAAATATGATACCACAACGCCAAGTTCGACTTGGCTGTATTTAGAACTTTCTTTGGGTATGCAGTACCAGACCCCTACTGGGATACTATGTTGGCTGCCTAGATTTAAATGGGCCTTATATCAGTAATGGTATAAGATAAGGTTTTGAATTCAAAGAATCCTAAGTAATATAACATATATTATATGGTAACTTTGAGCTAAGATTTAGAAATAAATAAAGTGCAACGACTATCCTGTAAAGGAGTACAATTCAAGTGAATTGGAAGTGGAACCCAGCCTAATAGGTTGAAGACATAGTCTAATCTATATGGAAACATATAGCAGTTCATAGAAGAACGGGTAGGAAGTAACGAATCCTATTGAATATAAGTGATTTATTGAATCAAGAGGAGGAACACAGCCTGGACACTCGGGCTCTATAATAGTAATATTATAGCAAACAACCTTTGAATTTTGGGAAATCTAAGATGAATATTTATTATGATAACCCAAAGCCAAGATTTAAGGAGTAATATTATGAAAAAGGTAGGAGTTATTTATCAAATAAAATGTTTAGTAAATAATAGAATTTATATAGGACAAACAACTTATTATAAAGAGCGTATATGTAAGCATAAAGGAGACTTAAGGAAAAATAAGCATCATAATAAGGCTTTACAATTTGATTATGATAAGTTTGGCTTAGAGAAATTTGAATTTTCTATAGTAGAAGATAATATACCATATGAAAAATTATTAGAAGTTGAAACTAATTATATGAATAAATTTGGTGGAATAGATAGTGATAATTTATATAATGAAGAGGATAGATACCATATGACAGCATATGTAAAGCAGAAAATATCTGAAAATAGAAAAGGATTGTTATGTGGTAGTGAAAATGGAATGTACGGAACTAATATGAAAGGTGAAGCAAATCCTATGTATGGTAAAAAACATTCCAAAGAAACTAAGAAAATTATAGGTGAAAAATCTAAAATAGGAAGAAAATATTTTAAATATACATTGGAATTTGTAGAAGAATTACGACTTAAGAAATCTAATGGATATAAATTAAAAGATTTATCAAAAGAATATAATATCGCAGAATCTACACTGTCAACTTTAATTAATTATGGTCCTAGTAAAAACTCTTTAAATAAGGTTTAACGACTATCCCAAAAGGGAGTACACTTCAAGTGAAGTGGAAGCGGAGGTCAACCTATGGAAGTAGGTTGAAGATATAGTCTAATCTATATGGAAACATATAGCAGTTCATAAGAGAACGCACCTGAATTAACGAATCAGGTGGAATACAGTGGAAGTTCCAATACAACAAGTATATAGCAGTAGAGGACGAAGGAATAAACAGATTCGATAATTTGTTTAAAGGAATAACATTTGATTACATCACATTGCCAATAGCCACAATATATGCTGGCAAGGACGCTTTTATGACATATGAATTATATTTATATCAAAAAAGTATATTTGAACAACCAGAATTTAGTGGTGTTAAATATGTAATGGAAAATATAGAAATGCCATTATTACCAATATTAGAAGATATGCAAAGAACACGGTGTAAATATAAATCAATCAATGTTAGAGGAATTATATGAAAAATATTCTATAAGACTAGAAGAAGCAAAACAAAAAGTAAATGCAGAATTGTCAAAAAATGAAGATAAGATAAAAGAATATAGATTAAAACATTATGATGTTAAGCTAGACGATCCAATAAATATATCTAGCCCATCACAATTAAGTATATTATTTTATCAAATACTTGGTTACAAAACAAAGTCTGGAAAAGGGACAGGAATAAATGACCTAGAAGAAATAGGTACAGATTTAACAAAAGCATTAATTGAGTATAGAAAAATGGAAAAGCTCATAGATGCATTTTTGATAGCCCTTAAATTGGTGGGGGTCTCTATTAGTGATAATAGAGTAATAAATATGGTGAACCAATTTGTTATTGGGTGTGTCAACAAAATATGTTGATGCTAACGGTTCAGAACTAGAAATAGTTTATGAGTAAGGGAACCTAAGTCTTAGAAATAAGATAAGGTAATACCGTGCTAAGATTTAGAAATAAATAAAGTGTAACGACTAACTGTGATGAGTGTAACAGAGTAGAGTAGCTATTAACACGCTATTCCAAGTGCCATACAACTTATATAAGTTGAAGATATAGTCTAATTTATATAGAAATATATAATATAAATGACCAAAAAGAATTGAACCAAGTACAGGAAAAATCCATACAAGTTTAAATCAATATGGAGCAGCAACGGGTAAATAAATTTGCTCACTTATATGGTGACATATAAGTAAAAACAATGTGAACCCATCTATTATGGGGTGTGCCAATAGAAGATGTTGGTGCTAACGGTGGAGCCTAAGTCAGAGATGATAAGGTAATACCGTGCTAAGATTTAGAAATAAATAAAGTGTAACGACTAACTGTGATGAGTGTAGCAGTGTAAGATGTCTATTAATACGGCATTTGAAGTGCATTGCAACTTAATAAAATAAGTTGAAGATATAGTCTAAACATATAGAAATATATGATAAAATTGAGATTTTCATCAAGTCGGTCCTAGATGTAAATTGGGACCTATGGCAGTAATGTCATACTAAAAAACAATGTGAATTCAGGGAAACTTATAATTTAATAAATTATAACAACCGTGAGCCAAGGTAATCATTTATTACCCATAAGGAGGTTATGAAATGAAAAAATTAGAATTTAATAAAGAGCAACAAGAATTATTTTTAAAATTGGTAGATGAGCATAGAAGTAGATATTATATATCAAAAGTTTTAGGTTGTTCAACTGATTCTGTAAGAACATTTGCTAGATATAATGGTATAAAATATTTACAAGAACATTATGAATTTTCAGCCAATATAAAACAACAAATAAAGGAATTATTTGAAACCACAGATTTAAGTGTTAATCAGATAGAGAAGAAAATAGGTAAACGAGATGTAATGGGTTATATAATAGATAACTATAGTAAAGAATTTAGAGAAAGTAGACATAGGAGATTATTAGCAGAACAAAAATTAGGTGATAATAACCCAATGAGTGGCAAACTAGCAGAACAACATCCAAATTATAAGGGTATTATATCAGATGGTAGGGGATATCAGATGATACTGAAACCAGAGTGGTATACAGGAAGAAAAGGTTGTAAACATATATATTACCATCATTATGTATATTGTTTAGCAACTGGATTGACTGCCATACCAGAAGGTTATGTTATACATCATATTGATGGTAATAAAACTAATAATGACATAAATAATTTGGCAATGATGACTAATGCAGCACATTCAAAATTACATTCTATATTAAATAAATTAAAAAATTCTAATGTACAAGGTGCAGAGACTATCGAAAACATAGATTAGGAGAAATACCTAATTGAAGAAGTGAGTAGAGTAGGCCTTCATATAGGCCCAAGTGCATTGCAGCTTTCGCTGAGTTAAAATTAGGGAAGTTGAAGATATAGTCCAAAATAAAAAATGAATTTACAGCAGATTCCTTCCAAAGGAGAGGCAAAAGAATTAAGAAGATTATTTGGTGCAAGTAAAGGCTACATATTGATGTCAAGTGACTTCTCCCAACAAGAACCTTTGTTTGGTAACTGGGGTGCTATATAAGTAATTATATAGTAGAAACCTTTGAAAACGGTGGAGCCTAAGTCAAAAAGATATGGTAATACCGTGCCAAGTTAGAGTAGAAAACTCTAAAAGGTGTAACGACTATCCCAAAAGGGAGTACAATTCAAGTGAATTGGAAGTGGAGGTCAGCCTATGAAAGTAGGTTGAAGATATAGTCTAATCTATATGGAAACATATAGCAGTTCATAGAAGAACGGGTAGAGAGTAACGAACTCTATTGAATAAATTGCGATGTTTGGCGAGTTTGGCAGATGACCAAAAAATGGTAGAAGCATATTTAACTGGTAAGGATTTATATGCAACCCTAGCTAGTGATATATACAAACTACCATATGACCAATGTATGGAATTTTATTTAGATGAAAATGGAAAGAAAACAGATAAGACAAATCCAGAAGGAAAGAAAAGAAGAAGCTCAGTAAAGAGTATATTATTGGGTAAACATATATTATGCCCAATTAAAACAAGGTGAACCAATTTGTTATTGGGTGTGTCAACAAAATATGTTGATGCTAACGAGGAAACCTAAGTCATAAATGATATGGCAATCTCGTGCCAAGTTAAAGTAAAAACTTTAAAAGGTGTAACGACTAACTGTGATGAGTGTAGCAGAGTAAGGTAGTTATTAACACACTACTTGAAGTGCCTTGCAACCAGTAAAATGGTTGAAGAAATAGTCTAAATGTATTAGAAATAGTATAAATAAATGATAATGTATGGTAGGGGTGTACCATCAATAGCAGAACAAATACATAGTACAACAGAAGAAGCACAGAAAATAGTAGATGATTTCTATGCATCTTTCCCTACAATAAAACAATATACAGAATATGTGCAAGAAAGTGCTAAAAAGAAAGGTTATACAGAAACTGCTTGGCGGTAGACGTAGATACTTAAAGCACATACAAGATGAGTTATATGAGTTTAAATATAATGATAATAGACAAGTAGACTTCAACCCACTATTTACATCAAGAGATGACATACAAGTTGAAGTACCACAAGAGATAAAAGATTTATATATCGATAAACTAAACAATACTAAAAATAGTTATTGGAAAAACAAGGCTATTGAAGATGCTAAGAAACAAGGTATAACAATATATAATAACCAAAGTTTCATTGCAGAATCATTGAGACAATGCTTAAATAGTGTAATTCAAGGTTCGAGCGCTGATATGAGCAAGAAAGCAATGATACTATTAGGTCAAAATGAGGAATTAAAGCAATTAGGTTTTAGGATGTTATTTCCTGTCCACGATGAAATAATAGCAGAATGTCCATTTGAGAATAGACAGAGATGTGGAGAATTAATGAGCCAATTAATGATAAGTTCTGGTTCAGATAAAATAAAAGTACCAATGAAATGTGACGTAGATTTATGCGTCTTATCATAGTGATATGATAATAAAACCCTGTGAATTGCTAAAAACTCTCAATAGAGACAATTAGCAGCCAAGCCATATATTTGGAAGGTTCAACGACTATCGAAAGCATCTAATTAGGAGAAATATTTAATTAGAGAAGTTAGTAGAGTACAACCTAAGTAGGTTGGAAGTGCAGGGCATCTTATAAAGGATAAAACAATATAAGATGAAGATATAGTCTGAACACATAGGTAACTATGTGAGAATAAATGGAAACGATTTATTTGTAACATAATTGAGAAAAATTTTTCTATTGGTATGGACCAGATGTATCAGATGAAAATGATGAATTAACAATGGCACAATATAATGATTACAATACAACAGGTAAATATAAAGACAGAGGATTATGCTCAATGATATGTGGTATCTATTATATTAAGAATTTAATAAATGGAAATATGTATATTGGTAAATCTAAAAATATTCAAAGAAGAAAAACTAGACATCTGTATGAATTACATAAAGGTAGTCATAAAAATATACATTTGCAGAGAGCATTTGCAAAATATGGTGAGAATAATTTTGAATTTGGTATTATAGAACAATGTATTGAAACAGAATTAAATGCAAGAGAGATATTTTACATATCATTGTTTAGTAATAGTGGAATTGGTTTATATAATATTACAGAAGGCGGGGATGGTGGTGCTATGCCCCCAGATATAATAGCTCAAAATAAAATCAAAATATCTGTTGCTAATAAAGGCAATCCTAAAATGGCTCACTTTGGTAAAGCTAATGGTATGTATGGCAAAAATCATACAAAATATAGCAAATATTTAATGTCTATTCATAGTAATAATAAGGGCAAAAATAATCCTATGTATGGGAAATATGGAAAAGATAACCCCAATTACGGTAAGCATCATTCAGAGTCATCAAAAGCTAAGCAGTCAAAATCAATGATTGGTAAAAATGTTGGTAATAGAAAATATGATACTGAGTATATTGAGAAACTAAGAACATTGCATAAATCAGGGTTATCATATGCAGAGATTGGTAGACAGTATAATAAGAACTATCAAACCATAAGTAATTTAATAAGGTTCGGGTTACCAGCTCAGCCTAGTAAATATAAAGACAGAGAAGAATATGGAGGTAATTAAAAAATATGAATACAGAGAATGCACCTATGAAAGTAAGATATAAATATGAAAGTGATAATAAATATGGAGATTTAGTATGTGAACTAACAGAGTTTATGGATAACTACTTATTAGGTACTAAAAGAGTAAATAACTTATATAGAACATATCTATACAATGATATAGGTGTATTTTCTGAACCTTCTGCTCTTCAAATAGCATTTAGGACACCTCGGAGCAACAAGAGGTAGTATATATGTTAAAAGGTTAGATAGTAACAAGTTTAAAATAGAGGGTGTGCATTTTAATTTAGATGTATGCTTTGGAGAATATGCTTGTTATACACCTGAACTTAAAGATGTAATAGATGTATATATAGGTAGAGTATTAGACTTTTCAGATGTGACATTGTTAAATAATGACGCAGAGTATACATATATGTAAATAAGGAGTTGATATAGTATGTCATATAAAAATGTGCAACATTATAGACATACTGTTCATAGATATTTAGATGCAATCTGGTCAATGAGCTCCTGTAAGAAAAATGCTAGAAGTACAATGTATAAATGGTTAGCAAATAAAATGAATTTAGATTTGAAGGAAACTCACGCATCAATGTTTAATAGGGCTCAATGCAAGGAAGCAATAAAAATATTAAGACCAATGTATATTCAGTTATATGGTAAAGACCTAGAATATAAAAGAAAAGGAGATATGATGTATTATTCAGAGAAGACATTTAATATAACTGTTCCAGTAAAGTTTGAGAATAAAACAAAAATAGTAGAAAAGTATTTTTATCTAAAAATTACTGTATATTGTAGAAGTAGAGAATTAACAAATGAGGGTTGTATTATAAATTTAGACCATATGGAAATAGCATTAAGAAAGAATCTAACAAGTAAATGTTTAAATGATGTATTAGATAATCAACCAACCCTAGAAAGATTAGCAGAATATATTTATGAGCAGGTAATACCTTGCTATAAAGTGAGGGTAGAAAGTGATAATAATGAAACTGTAATATATGAGGAAGAAGAAGATTAATGAAAGATTTTAAAGATGATAATGAGAAAAGAGAATTCTTGGTTCCTATTTGTGCTAGATACAGAATCTTTTTACAAAAATGGCTAGATGTAACTAAATCAGAATTTAGGGAAATTATATGTAGAAGATTAGATATAACAGAAGGAGAGTATCATCTAAAAAACCTATCATTAGGTGATATTATAAATATGATACAAGAATTAAAAATGTTTAAGTATGAGTTGACAGGCTCAAAAAGATTACCTAAGAATGTAAACCCAAGAGCTTATGCACTCAAAGTAAAAAACAAAAATAAGGAGGAATTTTAAATGGAAAACAATTTTAATGAGAGTATGAATTTGAGTGGGATAGCTAATGCTAATTTCACAGAAAATCAAGACCCAGTAGCACCAGTATTTGATGGTGTAACTACTACATCATTTAGTGAAAATCAAACAGTAGTAGTTGATATGTCAAATGAACAATTAGGACAAGTACAAAATATGCACACACAAATAGTAGGAAATGCAGATGGTGTAACAATAAGTACAAGTGGAGATGTATTAGTTGATACACATACACCAATAGTAGAAGCAACAGAAGAAGTAACTGCACCTACAACAGAAACAGAAGTTAAAAATACTGCTGACATATACAGAGATGACACAATAGTACCAGTTGGTATATTAAAAGATTTAGTATCAAAAGCAAGAAAAGTAGCAAACTATAATGCAGTATATCCACAATCACAAGTTATTACTATTGAATTAGGAGATTTTGGTATAAAAGTAAACTCTGCTTATGGTTCAAAAATATCAGTAGATTATGAAGGAATTAGTGATGCAGTTAAATATAATACAACATTAAAAGTAAGTGTTGATATTCAAAAATTAGGAGCATTATTAGGAAGTATAGAATTTCCAGAAGTTAAATTAAGTTATGAAAATAATGTATTTACAATAGGAATTCCAGAAACAGAACTAACACCAATAGATTTAGATAATTTAATAAATGGTATAAATCAAACAAAACCAGTTAGAAACCTACCAGTAATAGTTGATGAATTAGATGGTGTATTATTCTCAAATTTAATACTTGCTTCTGATAGAAATATAGTATATATTCAAAACAATCAAGATATATTAAAAACACAAAAATTCTTTATTACAAAAGAGTTCTGTGATTTAATAACAGCATTTGATTTTGATGCTAATAATTTTAGAATTGGTTTTGTAACAGATAGTAATAATGATATTAGAGCTATTATATTATCAGATGGAAAATCAACATTATGTGGTAATGTAAGACCAGATGCACCACAAATAAATGAAGAAGCTTGTAATTCATTGTGGAATGCAGAATTTCCAAATCTAGTAAGAATAGATACAAAAAGATTTGTTAATGCTTTAAAGAGAACAAAATTATTTATGAGCGCATTAGATGACAAAAATACTATTAAAATAAATGTTATGGGAAATACTTTAACACTATTATCAGATACAGGTGCTTCAAAAGATAATATTATTATAGAGAATGCTACAAATTATACTGCTAATTTATCATTATCAATGGTTAAATTAGAATTAATTTTAAATTCTATAAAATCAGATACATTTACAATAGCATTTGACCCATCTGATGAAGGTGTTATTGGATTTATTGTAGATAACTATAAATGGATTATTAGTGCAGACTAATTAAAAGGAGAGAAATACTATGGGTAAGATTAATAGTAAACAAAAAGGAAAATCAGGAGAACTAGAATTTGCACACGAATGTCAAAAGTATGGGTTTGAAGATGTGCATAGAACAGCACAAACTAATGGTAAGTTAGAGCACTCATTAGCAGATTGTGAGGGTTTGAAAGGTATTCATATAGAAGTTAAAAGAGTTGAAAGATTAAATATAGATGAGGCTATGGAACAATCTATAAGAGATTTAAAAACTAAAAAGGAAAAAAGATTACCTGTAGTATTTCACCGTAAAAATAGAAAGCCTTGGAAAGCAACAATGCTTTTTGAGGATTGGGTAGAATTATACAAATGTTGGCTAGAAAAACAAAATGGGGGTAAATAATATGGATTTACAAGAAGATGGTCATATTACAAGAGTAGATGATAGAAGTAAGCCTTTATTAAATGCAGTAGAGAGTATTGTTGCAAAACATACAGGAGAGTTGGAAAATGTTATACATAAAATAAGAGATATGTTAAAAGATGATACAGACCAATTGTCTGATTTAGAGATAGATGATATTATGTTGCAATTACCTATATTATTGTTTGATGTAACAGATGACCAAGAATTAGTTGGATTACAATCTGACCTAGCCAACCAAATATATAAAGAGGCATATAGTGAAGCATATAAAATTGCAAGAGGAACAGTTGCAGATAGAACATCAGTAGCTGAATTAAGTGCAATGGCAAATAAGTTAGATAGCTATATTTATGATAGAGCTTATAAGATTATAAAACA